GTCACCGGCGGCTAGCACGTCAAGAGCGGCCGCGCGATGCTGGCCGACGCCTTCGATTCGATGGGCATCACGCCCGACAACTCGTTCACCCTGGAGGGCATCTTCCGAACCCAGACGGCGCTGGCCTACGGCGCCGGCCGTTGGCAACTGGAGCAAGACCCGGCGGTCCAAGAGATCCTCTGGGGCTACAAGTACGTCACGGTGGGCGACGATCGGGTCCGCCCCGAGCACGTTGGGTTTGAGGGCGTGACGCTGCCAAAGGATGATCCGTTCTGGAGTTACGCTTATCCGCCAAACGGCTTCAACTGTGTGCCTTCCGGAACCAAGATTGTCACCGAGAGAGGGAGTGTCCCTATCGAGTCGATTCGCGTAGGAGAGCGAGTCTTGACGCATGAAGGCCGGCTGCGCCCCGTGTTGCAATTACACCGGAATCCAGGGCCGAAGGAAGTGGTGGCCGTTGAGACTGATGGTGGTTCCTCGCTTCGCCTGACAGGAAATCATCGCGTATTCACCAAGCGAGGATGGGTCGAGGCTTCCGGCCTTCAAGTCGGCGACAAGGTGCTCCAGGCGAGCCGCTTTGCCTTCGCGGAAGTATCGTGTGGGCAGGTAGAGAATTGCCTTCAAGCCAAGCGTTTGTCGAATTGTTGCGTCCCGTTTTTGGCAAGGGTGGCAACAACGCTGCAACTCCACGCCGATGCCCAATTCCGGCAAGAGGAAGTCCAGCCAGTAGCGATCGGCGTTGACACTGAATCGGAACGCCACGCCGGCGGATTCAAGGATGGCGGCCAACATTGTCTCGGTGGTGCTCATCGTGACATGGGCGTTGGGATGGAGCGAGGGGTCGGCGCGGAAGGCTTTGATCTTGGCTTCCGACATTTTCCGCCGAACTTCTGGCCGGCGTGCGGACGTCGTGATCTTGAGTTTTGCGGAAGTGTTGGCCGCCCACTCGGGATGCAAGGCATGGGCCACAACGAAGGCATCGCTGTTGCCTCGCTTCTCGATTCCATGATGGGCGAAGATGCGAAGCAAGGCACGGAAACGCACCCCGGTTTGTGTCGAGAGCATTTCCAGGGTGGCTTGGCGTTCGCGGTAAGCGGCAAGCATCGCTTCGAGGCCGCCGGGCCAAGTCTCCTCAACGCGAGCTTCCGCTCGAAGTCGGTAGGTTTCCGATCGCTTTGGTTGCTGTCTAATCATGCCACGATTGTAGATGTAATCTGGAGCGCCGTCAAGGAAATCCGAACGATTCCTTATGCCGAACCGGAAGTTTTCAATTTGACCGTGGCAGAGGATCAAAGCTACTTCGCCGATGGGATCGCGGTCCACAACTGCCGGTGCGTCGCGATTCCGCTGTACGAGCCGGCCGAGAAGTCCAACGTGCCAAAACAGGTGGAAGTCGACGGCAAGATGGTGATGCCGGAGGTCGACAAGGGGTTTGCGTTCAACCCGGGGCAGGTACTGGGTGTTTAACGAAAGGGAAATGGGATGGCCAACTTCAAGATCACGCTAGAAGGTGCTCAATCGGACGGCGTAGAAGTGAGAGCCGCGGCCTGCGTCGAAAGAGATCAAGACTACGGCGACGTAGAAGAATGTCCGGTGATTGCAGAATCCTTTAGGCGATTCTTCGGTAGTTTCGCGCTGTTCAAAATGGCGATGGCAATGCACGCCATCATCGAATATAAGGGACGGCGTGATTGCTGGATAGAAAGCCATAAGCGGCTCTGGGACAGCCTGGAATCGTTTCTCGACGATGAATCTGGCGAGACTGACGGCAACAGGGTGGGTGAACGACATGCGGAAAAAAGCTAAGGGGGTCTAAGATGGCCTACAACATTCGGTGCGACAAGTGTAAATGGTGGGATGCTACCGAAATTGATTTACGACCGGAACCGTACCACGGGCTCTGCAAGCGGCGATCTCCGCAACGCGGTGGCACTCCAGCACTGTCTGGACTGTTTGCCCGGCGTAATCTTCTGGGTGATGGGACTGTCGGATGTATCTGGCCCGTCACAACCGCCGCTGATTTCTGCGGGGATTTCCAGGCAATTCCCAAAACCCGAAAGCAGACAAAGGCCAAGGGGGTGTGATGGCCGACAAGATGGTTGATTCCAAGACGCTGGCCAAGACGCTGAATTGCTCGCCGGAGACGGTGCGCAGAATGGCACGCGAGCGCGAAGTGCCCCGCGTGAAAGTCGGCCGCGTCTACCGATTCGATCTGGCGGCCGTCGTGCTTTCTCTAAGTCTTTCGGGGGATAGCCAAGGCAACCAGGGGCGAAAATAGCACGTGCTTTAATACGCGCCAACGCAGCCAACACGCGCCAACGCAGAGAAGCGGGAAACTGCGCGTTGTAGCGATTTCCAGCCGTGGTAAGACCGTCAAGTATGACGACGGTCGAAACGAAAACCCCGATCTACCTGGCCCACAAGGCCCCTGCCGCGCTGGCTGTTGCGCCGGAGTCGACCTCTGACGGCAAGCCGATGCGAAGGTTCCGCAAGGAACTGATTCGCACCGGCACGTTCAGGAAGCCGAAGGACGGCCTGGAGTTCGCGGTCACGCGCGGCACGCTCGATCATTGGGCGCTGACCTTCTCGCAGATGCGCGACGCCGGCCGCCGCGTCCCCGTTCCCATCGGTCACTTGAACCCGGGCGACCCGCGCAATAATTGCGGTTGGATCCACGACATGTTCGTGGAAGACGATCGGCTTGTAGGCATCGTTGATCTGTACGGCGACGAAGGGCTCAAACTGGCCGCCACGTCGGACGTATCGATCTATGCTGAGCCGGAGTTCGATGAGCCGGCGGGCGGTACGTACAAGTGGCCAATCCTCCACGTCGCTCTTTGCACCGATCCAGTCGTTCCCGGCCTGGGCGAATTCACGATCGCGGCCAGCCAAGGTAAACCAGCCGCAACTATCCCGATCCTCACACTTTCGATGGAGGCTCCCATGCCCGACCCCAACGTTCCCGCCGCGCCTGCAACGCCTGCCACACCCTCCGGGCCGTCGCCGGCCGAGGCGATCAAGGAGAGTTTTAAGAAGGCGATCATCGCCGCGATCGATGATCCGGGGCTGGACATGATGGCCACCCTGGCGGCGATCAAGAAGATTCTCAAAGACCAAGAAAAGGTCATGGGGATCATCGACCCGAAGGCGCCGACGGCCGACGCGACGCCCGCTGATGCGGGTCAAGCGGTTGCCGCCAGCCTCTCGACTTCCCCCGGGCCCGTGATCCTGGGCATCGTCCGCGAGAATCGCACACTACGCCTCGACAAGCTCGCTGTCGCGGGCAAGTTGACGCCCCCGCAACGCAAGTCTATCGAGGCCCAATGCCTGACCGATGAGGCGATCGCCTTGAGTCTCAGTTCCAAGTCGGATCCTTTCGCATCCATGTGTGCGTTGTTGGAAGCCGGGCCGTCCATTACCGGCGAACGCACCGGGGCGCAAGTGCTGTCGCTGTCGCTTCGCGACGATCCCAACGCTCTTTCGGACACTGACAAGAAGGTCCGCGAAGACATGAAGAAAAATGCCTGCCGACAGGCGGGCATGAAGGTCTGAGGCCCCATTTTTTTCGGACCACGACACGAGGATCAGTAAACAAGGATAGAAAATCATGCCTTCTTTCGACACGAACATTCGGCGGACCCCGGGCGTCGGTACCGAACGGACCGCGGCATTTCGCAACATCTGGGTTAACCGCGAGGGCCGCAGGATTCTGCCGCTGGCACGCATCCTCGATGGATCGATCTCCCGCGATCCCGCCAACATCGGCGACGTGGACACGCTCCGGGCCGGGATGCTGCTGGGCAAGGTCACGACCGGCGGAAAGCTCGCCCCGTCGATTATCGGCACGCTGAACCGGGCGCTGACCGCCACGGCGACCGATCTGCATACGATGTATGCCGAAGAAGTCACGGAACTTGTGCGGCGAATCGGCGCTACAGGCACCATTAAGATAACCGGCCCGGCTGTGGCCGGCGGCCCCGTGCGCACCAAGCGGCTCGCCTATTCGGCGACCGGCGGCGGCTCGGCCGTCAACGAGGTGCAGACTTTCACGCCGAGCGCGGCGGCCACGGCCGGGACCTACCGCATCAAATTATCCAAACCGGACGGCACCTACGTATGGACCGGCTGGTTGGCCTTCGACGCCACGCTGGCTGTCTGCCAGGCTGCCATCACGGCCGCCCTGGATACGGTTGCCGGATGGGTCGCGTCGAGTGCTGGTTCGGCGGCGCCGTGGTCGGCTGGCCCAATCGCCCTGGTGCTCACCGCCAGCGGAACCGGATACGCCGCGCACGATATGGCCATGTGCACGATCGACATTTCCAACCTCACCGGCGTTACCACGATGACCGAGGTGGAAACGACGCGCGGTTGCGCTCTAACGCAGACCGTCACTGTGACGGCCGGGCTGACTGCTGCCAACGATGTGCAAACGATCACGCTTAATGCGGCGATGACTGCCGGCACGCTCACCTTCGGCATTCCGTTGCTGGACGGCACGACGGCTTGGGTCAGGCTCACTTGGGATACCAACATCGGAACGTCGATGACGGCCTGGAACGTCCTCAGTGACGCCGCTACCGGCGTGACGGGCGGCGTCGTGATTTCCGGCACGGCGACCGTTCCGGTATTCACGTTCAGCGGCGGTGGCTACGCCGGCCGGGCGTGGCCGGAGGTGCTGGTAGACATCACCGGCGTCACGGGTCCGGCCACCTACGTGTTCTCCAGGATCGGCGGCAACTCCGACGCATTCGCGGTGGGCTCGCTCATTCAGCCCGTCGATGGCAGCGAAAACCCGCTCTTCATCTTGGATTGTTCCGAAGGCACGAAAGTGACGGACTTCGATAACACGAATCTGGACATTGCCGCGACCGAGTTGTGCATCGGCGGGGGCGTGCTGGACGCCTCGCAAATCGTGAATTACCCGGTGTCCACAAACATCGGTCTTTGCGCGTGGATCAAGGCTAAGTTACGGGCCAACAGCGGACCGTGGGTCTTTGACGACGATCTGTAATCCCGACGCGAACGCGAACGCGAACGCGAGGGCGAACCTTTTACAAAGGAACACTGAGCGATGACAAAGGCCATCAGTCAGATTTTGGCACCCGACAACCTGATCGGGATCATTCAGACCGTCGCCAACGGCATCCCCGCAGATATCTTGCCGGCCGGGTTGTTCGTCGTGACCGAACGCTTCACCGGCAACCAGGGGCGCTACAACAAAGTCGCCGGTACGCAACAGGCGGCCACGATTACCAATTACGGATCGCCGGCCCAGGTGGTGAACAAGTGGGGCATCGGCACGATCCCCGTGACGTTGCTGCACAGCTTCGAGTCGATCAACTTCGACCCGCAAGACCTGGCAAATCTACTGGCCGAAGACTCGCCGATCCGGCAGGCGATGGGTCGGCAGACCGTGGAGCGGAATCTGGCCAACTTCGGCACGCGGTTGCGAAACCTGAAAATTTCCTCAGTGCATTCGACGCTGGCGACCGGCCGCATCTACTTCGACGCCGCGGGTAACCTGCTGCCGAAGTCCACCGGCGCCACGTTCTCGCTGGACTTCGGCGTCAGCGCGAATCACCGCAAGCAACTCGCGGGTATCATCGGAGCCTCATGGGCCACGGCTACGACGGACATTCCGCAGCACCTCGAAGCCCTTCAAGCCGATGCCTTGCAGACTACGGGCAAGGCGATCCGCCACGCTTTCTATGGCAAGGCGGTGCCTGGCTTGCTGGCGTTGAACAACTACGTCAGCACGCTATATCTCAATCCGGTATTGTCCCAACAGCGAGCTGCCAGCACCAACCCAATCCCGAACGGCCTATTTGGCCTCGATTGGCACCCGGGCAATTCGGCATTCTATCGCGACCAAAACAACGACGTGCAGTCGTGGTTTCCGTCCGACCAGATCGTGTTTACGCCGGAGCCTGATGGTGAGTGGTGGGGCTTCCTGGAAGGCTCATACGTGATACCGAACTCGATTCAACTGGCCGGCGACGGCATCGCCGCGCTGTCGCAGTTCAGTGAGGTTCAAGGCGACTTCGGCTTCGCCAGCGTGTCGATCAATCCGCCGGGTGTCACTCAGTACGGCGGCAGCACGTTCCTGCCGGTGCTGAAGAATCCCGACGCGATCTACATCGCCGACGTGGTGCCCTAATCCCTGGCTGACAAAACAGCCCGCTTCGCAACGGGTTCTTCGCAACGGGGCCTGGGTCGGTTTGGCCCAGGCCCCCTTTTTTTGAGAGGGAATCGCGTGGCAACTCAATTTAGCGACTCACTCATTGCAGCCGGCGGACTTAAGGTGGCTGGCTCTCTTTCGCTGCCGGCAGCTTCCATCCCGGCTGCCTCGATCGCGCCCTACGCGGGCATCCGTGGCGAGGATGTGCAGCACGTCGTGCGCAAATACCTGGGTCAGACCGGCACGGCAGCGACCGTCACGATCCCGATTCACGTCGTCAAGGGCGCGACAGCCATTCTCAAGGCGCTCAAGGCCGGGTCCATTGTCGCCAACGTCGGGGCAGCCACTGTGACGATCGACCTCAAGAAAAACGGGGCGTCGATTCTCACGGCCGTTATCACGCTCAATAGCGCCAACACGGCTCGGATATGCGTGGATGGCACGTTTAGCAGTACGGCCCTTGTGGCAGGGGACTTCTTGGAACTTGTCGTCACGGCCACGGCTGGTGGGGGCACACTGGCCACGGGTCTCTTGGTCGACCTCTTGCTTTACGAGGATTCCGTGTAACCGATGGAAACGCTCGTCAAGGTCAACTTGGAACCACTCAAGAAGTGGGCGGAGAAGATCGAAACCGCTTGTCGCAACGGTGGCGGCGCGGGCGGTGTCAGCGGTGCGATCGGCGCGGCGTTCCGCCAGTGGGGCGCCCGCTTCCGTTCGTTCGTGCAACTCCGTTTCGACAAGTTCAGTAAGGGCGGCGGCGACTGGAAGCCGTTGGCGGACTCGACGAAGCGGGCGAGACGTGGGGCACGCAAGGGTGCCAAGGGGGCGCGTAGCTTCGCGCTGTTGCGCGACACCGGCACGCTCTTCATGGCGTTGACGCCCGAGTTCAAGAGCGAGCCCGGCCAGCTTGAGGAAGGAATCCCTTTCGGTGTCCGCGTCGGGTTTGGGGGCCCGGCGCGGCATCCGAACGGGACGGCTACCATCGCCGATATCGCGAATTTCCACCAGCACGGCGGCCCGCACCTGCCCATGCGGAAGATTATCGTGCCGTTGGACCAGCACACCGTTGACCTCATGTCCGGCGACATGCAGCGGGCCATCGACAAGCTCGCGGACGGGGAGGGCGCGTAATGTCGGCCGACCCGTTCTCTCCCGTCTATATCGCGCTCTGGCAAATGCTAGAAGAGCACAAGCCCCTGGCTGCGATGGTTAAGGTCGGCAACCGCA